GCTAACCCAGGCCAATCCTCCGGCTCATTGATTCCTACAACATGGAATCATGCTGTATTCTCTTGGGCAATTCAAAATGCTAATGCCACAATGAAAGTTCGTAAATCTGAATACGTTCCTTCTTTGAACTATTTCATCAGAGTAATGAACCGCGATTTCAATTACTCAAATAATCCAACGTATGTTTACGATGGGAGTGATGGAGTTCACCCAGCAGGATTGATTTACAATCAAGATTTTATTTCAAATCCAACGACTTATGTAACAACCGTAGGTTTGTATAATGATAACAATGAACTTGTTGCCGTCGCAAAATTAAGCCGTCCGGCTTTGAAGACATTTGACAACGAATTGCTCATTAAAGTCAGATTGGACTTCTAATAAAATGAGATGCTCAAGTTACTCCATAAAGATGATACACAAACTACACCGTTCGCTGTTACAAAAAATTGGGGACTATCCAATGTAACAAATGAGGATTCAATCCTCATGGAACATAGTGGTAGTGATGGTTTGCCTGTTGCTTTAGAATATCTCGTCCTTCTTCCAAATGAAGCAATCACCGCGAGTGCGTGCAATATTGCGTTAGAACAACAAACTGATGATTTAGCAAGATATCGTTCTGGACTAAAATTATCAGGCATTTTTTATCCAAATTTAGAACCTACAAATTTGGATGGAACTTACAAACGTGTTGTATATTCACAAGTAGTGAATATGTTTTATAATGATTATCGTGACCCAACAAAAATTTGGGGATTGGAACAAATTGATTTCGATAAATCACAAACAAAAAGATTTCTTTCAGACAAATTTAAAATGTTTGAAATTCCTCAACCAGTCTATGGTGAAAAAATTATACCAAACACGGTTAAAATGGTTGATAGAACTACTGATAATGATTACACTATTACAGACGATGGACATTGCAATTTGTTTGCAGGAAAAAATATTTTTGCACACCAACAAGAATTAGGAAATTATTCAAATCAATATCTAAGTGGTAGTAGTGGTTATTGTGATTCTTATTACGATAATACAAGTCCTCCTGACGCTCCTTTGATGGATGTTTTATATTATGGTTGTTTACCTTCTGCAAGTATTTCTTGGAATGTAAATAATTGGACAGTAACTTCTTACGTTGTAGAAAAATCCACCGACGGTATAAATTATAGCCAGTCATTCAATGGATTAGGATACTCATTTAATGATGTAAATATTGATTATAGTGGAAGTTATTGGTATAGAATGTATGCAGTCAACAACAAAGGAACATCTTCATATAGTTCTGTGGCGATGATTTTTGCCGAGTCTGTTTATTGGGATACTGATGCTGATTTCTGGGACATCGCAGGAACATATTGTGGCCCCGCAAGTTGGTCAGTATCAAGTTCCGTATCATCGTGTATGGTTCTTGACCATTATGTTGATGTTGCTAGTTTTAATTTTCAAATCGGCGCTACAGGTCAAGAAACAAACGGTAAAACAATTATTACAGATGGAACTACACACGGTGCAATATTCAATACCGTAACTGAAACTGTTGATGTTGATTTATTTGCCGACAAGGGATTATATTGTCGTGCTGGTATCTATGTTCAAGCATATGATAAATTCTTTATATCCAATTTAAATTCAAATGTTGACGTTCTTGATGGAAATGGAAATTTGTTAGCAAGTGATATTCTTACTACATCATACGAATTAATTTATGATGAAGAAATTTGTTATAATCCAAACAGTAACAAAGTCTATGCTATAATTCAAGATAATCCACACGGAGGAAATTATCAAATAGTTGAAATAGACCCTGTAACATATGCTACAACATTTACACCTTCTCCTGCTACAGGAAATTCAGATGTGATTACTGGTGGAAATTATATAGCATTATTTGACGTAGGAAATTATGTAATTGATATAGTATCAACATCAAATCTTTCTGCTATACACAGTTCTGTAGATGTTTCTATGTATCCTTATGGTGTAGGATTTGGTAACTGTTATGCCACATCAAATGGAAAAATGTATTTTCCGGTGTATAAAAATATAACCGATTCTAATGCTAGTGCTGTGATAGAAGTAAATCCGGCGACTGGCACAATTGATTATGAATACGATTTTGGTTCAAGTAATGATGGAATTTATGGCTTATCTTATAACTCCGTCACAGATAGAATTGTTACTGTATTTAACGGAAGTTATAACGGCGGTTGGGCTATAAATCCTATAGCAAGAACTACGTGTTCAATATCAATTCCGTTATATTCTAATTCCGCGTATGCCGGCCCTATAGTCAGCGACGTAGCAACAGGAAAAACTTTTGTAGTATTGAGTAATGGAACCAATGGATTAGGTGTATTGGTATGATAAAATTATTGAAACAATATCAAGTTCAAGTGACGCCGTTTGCAGCGACGAAAGATTGGAATTTGAATAATAGTGACAATGATAATCTTCTACTGTTTGAATCAACAGGCTCGGAAGATGGATTGCCTATTGCGTTAGAATTTTTAGATTATGGTGATGGTAGTGGATATCCTGTAGAAAATGCTCTTTGTGATATTGCCCTTGAACAACAGACGAATGATTTGGCAACAAGTCAAACCGGATTAAATGTAAAAGGCATTGTTAATGTAGATACGGAACCTTTAAATGATGACGGAACATACAAACGTTCAATCTATCATCAAGTCAAGACAATGTTTTATAACAGTTATTTAGACCCATCAAAAATTTGGGGCATAGAAAATATTGACTTTACATTATCACAAACCCAAAGAAATTTATCAGACCAGTTTAGATTAATTGATGTCCCTAGAAGTGTATATGGTGATAAGATTGTTCCAAAATCTGTCAGAGTGTATGACAATACGCTTGATAATGTGTATTTGATTCAAGATGATGGTAATGGAAATTTATTTGCAGGTAAGAATTTATTCTCACACCAACAAGAATTGGGTGAATATATCAATGAATTTATATCACATCTTTCATCATCTTATTGTGATGATTATTGGGCAAATCACGACCACGTTACAACGGAAACGGCAAGTATGCAAATCGCATTCTTTGGCGGTAGAATTGAAAGTCAATTACACACCGATACGGCAAGTATGCAAATTGGATTCGTGTATGGTAGCACTCAATTGATGCCTCCATTGATTGATTATCCGGTATTTAATGGAATTTTGTTTGTATCAGGTTCTACTGTAAATACCGTCATAACTGACAGTAGTTCAGTTGATTATCCAACTATGACTATGAACTTTGTATCAGGTTCTACTGTAAATACCGTCATAACTGACAGTAGTTCAGTTGATTACCCTGTATTTACAAGTATGTCATTTGTATCGGGTTCATTGATAACTACAACTATATTTGATAGTAGTTCAGTTGATTACCCTGTATTTAATAGAATATTCTTTGTATCTGGCTCGCAAGTTACTACGACATTCTTAGTGACTATGAGTTTCAATCAAATGAATTCCAGCATCGGATTTGTGGGTGGAAATGTAATATAACAAATATGTATTGAGGTAAACGTATGAATAATCAAGAATCAAATAATGTAAAACTCCAAGCCTCTGTGGCACAGTCATTAAGCGGTAAATATAAACTATTTGTTATAGGAGCCGATGAAGAAGTTGTATGGGAACAGCCAGATTGGCAAAAGAATTTAATTTTGAATCAAGGAATGGATGCTTTGGCAACTCTTGATTATGGTAGTATAATGAACAATGCCTTTGCAGGAAATGGGACTAGAACCAATTCAATATCATCAGGAGATTCATCAGGCTCAATTTCAACTTCTATATTTACATTATTTCCAGGTGTCACCGGTCTTCAAGCATTAACAGGTTCAAATTCCGGTTATACAAATGCTCTTGAAGTTGGTGATATGATTAAATTTAACGATTCATCAGAAGCCAGAGTATTGGCAGTATCAGGTATTTCAGCATCAGTTACACCATCTACAGGAGTTGCACAACAACCATTTACAATCTGGAAAACATCACAAGTTGGATTAAATTCTCCACTTCATGTTGTTGGAACAGGAAATTGGTTCACTGGAAATCAAGATGGAACATATGCCGGAACAACAATTGTTGGCAATCTTCAAAAAAATCGAAGAAGTTGGGATTTCAATTATGAAACTTCTTCTGTAGTATTTACAGAAGTTGGTGTGGGTTGGGGAACACTTCAATCAACTGTTTTTAGTCGTGTATTATTACCATTTACACAATCAATTGGCGTTGGACAAAAATTAAGATTATTGTATGAATTGGATATTGCAATGTATCCTACAGCAAGTTCTCCTGGTCTTCCTGCTACGGCATCAATTTCTGGATGGCCGGTTGCGCCCTCAACAGACACAGGATTTTACTACAATTTACAAAAATGCGGTGTCATCAATGGTTGGGTAACCAGTATAGCCACAAATGCAGGTGCTGATACTAGAGGATGTGACCCTGGAGTAGGATTTACTGCGTGGGTATCAAACAGTTCATCATCAAATGCAAATTATGATAGTGCAACAAATAGAACTTCTGGATGGAGCACGTATAATGCCAATATGAGCACACAAACATATACACCATTAAGTTTTACACTATATCGTGATGTCACATTTGATGTAGCCACTGCTGTTAGAAATGACCTTCGTTCTATGGGAGTAGGAAATAACTGGAGAAGCAATGGAGCCGCTGACCAATATTTTTCATGTGTTTTTAATCAGAATCAAACAAAAACAAACATTCAAACTTTAAGTTTAACATTCGTTTGGAACTGGGGAAGAGTGTTAGCCTAAACTTGCATTCTCGACCTATTTATAGTCATGATTGCACAGGTTTATAATCAAAACTTCGGTTGGTCGGTTACTTGCGACGGCCCTTGGGCCGCAGTCGGTAATCCAAATCCATTTAGATTTGACCCGTTAACTGCAAGCATAAACAGAACAGGGTCAGTTGAAGTTTAAAAATATAACATCAATACCGACGTTCACGATTCTAAAACAACTCTTTATAGACCGCCTACATCAATTGAACAAGTCATTCTTTCTACGGAAGATAATAACATAGCACCAACTGGTCCAGATTACTATCTTCACACTGAATACACAGGTTCAATTCCATATACAGCAGATAAAGATTTGTTGGTTGATGCTGCTCAATACTACACATCGTCCGAAGATGGTTATGGTTGGGCAGTAGATGTAAGAAATGCGTTATTGGCAGTAGGCAATCCATATTACAGAAATATATTTACTTTTTCATCTTCATCTTTAGTATTTTCTGGTTCAGGATACGTAGATTTATTTGATTTATCTGTATTGGATATTGACCCATATGCAAATAGAATTCCTCCAACTATTATAGGAACTGGGTCTATTGGAGCATACATTTCAATTAATGTAAGTGTTCCAGCATATCAAAATTATTCCTATGTAATTTTTCAAACAAAAGATTCATTACCAACTTCAAACTGGTTGAATGTTGCTGTAGGTTCAACATCTAATAGTGGTGGCGATATAACAATTCCTACCTATTATACAACATCTAGCATCGTTGGATTGAGTATGAGAGCAGTCGGTGTAGTCGGAACAAACCCATATCTTACCACAATTTACAATCCCGTTACAACAACAACGTCTTCATTTGGATATTCTCTATCAATCAATGATGAATGGTTGGCTGTTGGTTCGCCGGAAGAATCATCAAGTGTTGGTGCAGTATTCATGTTTAGAAAATACAATGGTAATAATTTGAGTTGGTCATTTGTTCAAACGTTACCTACGCCTCCTGGATTAGGTTCCGGCGATGAGTTTGGTTCTTCGATTGGATTAAATAAGGCATCATCTTCATTTAGTTGGAGTATGGTAGTTGGTAGTTCAAAAATAAGCAGTTCAAATGCTTACGTCTATGAATTTGACGGAACACAATGGAATAATACATTTACATTGAAACCAAATAGTAGTTCAATTTATCCATTACCATTCTATCCTACATTACCAATCATAAACAATTATCCAAACAACTACGATTCATTTGGTCATTCAGTTGCAATGTATGGAAACAGTGTAATGGTTGGTGCTCCATTTGATAGAACCATTCAAGAATATACAGGGTCATTACAATACAGACAAGGTGCAGTATATTTCTTTGAACGTTGTGCTAATAGAGACTATGGTTATTATTTAGCAAGAAAATCATATGGCAACGAAAAGATAATGAACAACAATGAACTCGGTTGGTCTGTTAGTATTTTTGACCAATATGCCGTTGCCGGAGTTCCGAAACTTAATGCTCTATCTTCTTCTATCTGTTATTTAAGAGCCTCATTATTTCAAGAAAATTACTGTGGCGATGAAAGTGAAAACGCTTTGTGTGGACAATTTGTTTTATTCAACAAAGCCACAGGTTCAATTCCTGATACTACAAATGTCGATTGGGATATCACCAACGTTTATCAAGTAAAGAAACGTCTATTATCTCCATATCGCGTATATGGATGGGACGCTTGTGTGTCAGGCCAATTTGTTACAATCGGTGCTCCAATGTTAATTTCCGGGTCATCAACCGAAATGGATTTGAATGCTTTGACAGGAAGTTTTACTGGTAGCGTTTCAAATCTAGGAGATTTAAGCGGTAAAGCATACATTTACAATTTAAAGAATCTTCGTGAACAATTCTATGTTGGTAACATTTTTTACCGTAACGGTAAAATTGTAATCATGACTTCTGGTTCTAATTTTGAAGGATTACAATTAAACAGTGTAGCAACAAATGAATATGAATATGAAATTGATTTCAAATCAAAACAAACAGTATTTGAAAAACAAGTCGTATGTCCTGTGGAACCAGGTGAGTTCAATGTTAGCACAAATCCAACATCAATTGTATTACCAAATGCAGTATTTGATATAAATAACAATGGCAAATTTGATTTTCAAGATGTTGATGTATTGTTGAGATACATGGCATATAAGAGCACCGAAACAAGTGGAGCGCCTAATACTGATTGGACATCTTCAATTCTCGACACAACCACCGACGAGGAAACGTCTGTTTACAATATGTATTCGTCGTCTTGGTCTGGAACTGACAGTCTATTTTCATCAAGTTATTCTACTATCAATAATACCTTGTATAACAGTCTGGATTTCAATAATGACAATAAGATTAACTACAATGATATGAACATCTTGTGGAAGTATTTTATCTATCGTTTGACTCAAAAGAACTACGATTCTTATATTACTCCAAATTCTCAAAATAAATATTTGAGCAGTATTCTTGACTATATGAATGGATTGACTCTTCGTGGTCAACCGCCTATGATTGATGGTAATTTCCTACAATATGCCGCTTTAAGTAAAACCGACCCAACAGGCTCGTATCTGGCGCCTACTGTGACGGCTATTGGACTCTATGACAAGACCGACCTTGTTGCTATCGCTAAATTGGGTTCACCAATCAAGATAACTCCAGATTTTCCAATTAATTTTGTTGTGAAAATGGATTTCTAACCATATTTATAATTAAAGGAATAACAGATTATGCCAATACCAACACCAAGACCATCATTGACAACCGACCTAGCAACACGTTATGCTACGCAGAGGGTTGGTGGTGCATTTAACGACAGAGATATCATTGTTAATGGTGTTGATGGACTATTTGCCAATTACCAAGCCATTCAATTTCAGAAAGCAAACGGATTTTTAACCAGAGTTCAACAAGGTGTTTCTGACTTTAAAAATGATGGTAAAGATTTATCATCATATGTTCAAGGACTAAGCACTACACCTTATGATGCTTCATTTCCTTCATAATTTATAAAATTACTTTAAAGAAAACGATATGTGTATATATTACATATATCGTTTTTTTATGTCTAAAAATATCATTCTTGGCCTCGACGCATCCACTTCAATAGTCGGATGGGCATTTTCTGAAAGTGGTTCTGTTTTGGATGCTGGTTTTTTGAATATCTCCAAATTAGAAACTAATAAAGAAAAGGGGAAATTTGTAATATCTTTTCTTAAAGAACACAAACTTACCGATTCTGTAAATCATGTAAATCTTGAAGCCGCTTTATCTGGTTTTGGTGGTGGACTGACTTCACAACAAACATTGATTACTCTTTCAAGATGGAACGCAGTATTTGAATACATGATGGGTGAGAGTTTTACCTTTCCAATCGTTCTATGTAATGTAAATACAATGAGAAAAAAGGTGTTTGGTAAGGCTAGAATTCCAGGAATAAAACCGAAAGAATACGTCAAATCACAAGTTCCTCTTTACGTTTCAAATATCAAAGAATTTGAGAAACTTAACAGAAATGGTGATTGGGATGCTCATAATAGTGATATGTATGACGCAATTGTTTGTTCTTTATATGGATGAAGGGTATATTTATAAATGACAACTTTTGACTAAAAAACATATGGCATATCCAAAATATACCCTCACAGGAAAGACACCGGCACAAACTTACGAGAATCTCGTTCAGTTTAACTCTGAATCATCATCTTTAGTCAATGGCGATGGAAATGACATAACGGCGTCATTAAATCTCACTGTGGCAAATGCCGTATCCGCATCATGGGCACCCACCAATTCAGTAGGTGTAATAAGTTCTAGTTGGGCATCTAGTTCTTTAAGTTCAAGTAATACATTAGGAATTGATGCTGGTTCGGATGTTTTTATCCATTCACACCAAGGTTCAATTAGCGTTCTTGCCACTACTAACGTATTTCTTAGTGCTACTGGCGCAATGTATATGGAAGCCGCAGGTGGTAATATTGAAATGTATCCAACTACAACAGTCAAAGTATTTGGAGAAATTGATTCATTAGGAGCCATAACCGCATCAAATGGATTTGTTGGAACTGCATCTTATGCTACGGCTTTAACCTCTACGGCAGGTTTGACGGCTACCGTGTATTTGACGGCCAGTGTAACAACAATGAGTTTCGTAAACGGATTGTTACAATCTGTATCATAATTTAATCTATGCCAGTTATACCATCATTAGTTTTAACAAATACAAATCCTGTAGTAACTTATACCGCATCGGTGGTTACGTCTGGGTCTGTTATTGCCGATTCTTTGGGCAATCAAATTACATACTTACAATTGACGTGTTCATTTTCTGAAACGTCCTCTGTTCAGACAAGTTGGGAAATGTCATCATCATATGCAAGTGCCTCAACTTGGGCAAATTCATCATCTTATGCTTCTCGTTCTTTTGCATCAACGAGTGCTAGTTTTTCAAGTGCATCAATATCTTCAAGTTGGGCAAATGTCGCCGGAACAATGACAGCATCTGGATTAATTGGTATGATTACCAATAGTGTTAGTGCTTCAAGTGTAACGGCATCGACTTTTGGAATTCCATCTGGCTTATTCAGTGTTGACCCTGCTGGTGATATTATAGGTTGGAATTTGACGGTTAATAAGATTGATTCTGACAGTCATATTATACAAACCGATAGTCAAGGTAACATTTTTGCTTATGGCATCACCGCATCTGTGGCAAATGCAAAGAACATATCAGTGGTTGCCTGTGATAATCCATCTGTTATATTGTTTTTACACGTCAGTCAATCCGGTCAGTTTAATTGGGATACGACTCCAAATTAACGAGTTTTCATAAAAAGTTGACGTTCTACTTTTTATAGATTAGCATCCACCAAAATGCTAAAGGAGTCTCAATTATTTTCCCTTCTTGACAAGGTGTTGACCCAAACTTCTTATATCCGTAAGGGTGAAGAAGCGGTTTATTATTGTCCTTTCTGTTCCCATCATAAAAAGAAACTTGAAATCAACGTTCGAACTCAAGAATGGCATTGTTGGATTTGCAATGCGCGAGGTAGAACAATCAGTTCACTTTTTTATAAACTCAAAACCAAAGCACAGTATTTTGATGAACTCTATAAAATCATCGGAACTGATTGGAAACGTAGTGATGTTGAGACAATCAACAAACAGATTTGTTCTTTGCCCGACGAATTTATACCTCTTTGGCAGCCATCGGACACAACTGATTATGGTTTGGCAATGTCATACCTTAATAAACGAAATGTGTCTATGGATGAAATCATTCGTTACAATATAGGATTTTGTGAAAGTGGGATTTATGAAAAACGAGTTGTTATTCCATCATATGATAAAGATGGCAATATAAACTTTTTTGCTGCTAGGTCTTATGTAGATACATTTTACAAATATATGTTGCCTCCGTGGCCAAAAACAATGATTGGATTTGAATTGTTTGTAAATTGGAATGAACCGATAACTCTTGTAGAAGGAACCTTCGACGCTTTGGCTGTAAGAAATAATTCAATACCTCTATTTGGAACCACTTTATCACTAGGCTTAAAATTGGCAATAGTTTCAAATAATGTCAAACGTGTAAACGTGGTTCTTGATAATGACGCATTAAGTCAGGCCATAGACATTTATGATGATATTGAAGATTTACAGATAAATAAAATTGATATTCATCTTGTAAAATTAGGAGATAAAGACCCTTCCGTATTGGGATTTGAAAAAACACAAGAGTTAATTTTCAATTCAAAAGCATTTGATTTTGGAGATATAATTAGAGCAAAACTTAATTCATGAAATCATTAGAGACAAATTGGATTCGTAAAAAAACCGATAAAACGTTGCCTATTCCTGAAATAATAGAATGGCCTCTTGTTGGTGCTGGTGGAGTATATTATGCGCCACAACCAAAAGCCAGAATGTTTACTTTAACAGGAAAACCAATATCAATGAAATATGGTGTTATAGTCTTAGGTAATAAACATGAAGATGATGTAAGAGCAGGAATCATTGCCCATGAGTGGCGTCATCATATGCAGCATTTTGCAGGAGTCAAATATGACAAACCACAATGTAAGTCACACGAAGCGAAGGGTAAAAAGTATAATGAAATGGCAAGAAAGTATTTTTCAACGTCTCAAGCCGAAATGGATGCGTTAAGATTTCAATACAAACACGTAGGATTCTTGGGACTTTACAAACAATGGGAAGAACTGTTTTACGATTTTATAGAAGATTTACACGTCAAACCAATCATCAGTTATGCCAATTAAACAACTACCAACTAACATAAAATTCAGTCATATAATTCATGTAGCCGACATTCATATCAGGCTTACAAGACGCCATGACGAATACAAGACTGCTTTTAAAAAGTTTTTTGAGGATGTTTATAGTTCTCCATCTACCACGGCAGTTTTCATTTTAGGCGACGTTGTAAATAGTAAATTGGATTTGAGTCCTGAATGCGTTGACTTGGCCGCAGAGTTTTTGAAAGAATGTGCCAATCTACGACCAACGATTCTTATCACAGGTAACCACGATACAAATCTCACAAATAGACATCGTATGGACAGTTTAAGTCCTATCGTAGATGCTATCAATCATCCTAATTTGTTCTATTTGAAAGAGTCTGGATTGTATAGTTTGGGTAATATTTGTATCAATAATTACAGTGTATTTGATACACCCGACAAGTATATGAAAGGAATTGACATTCCTGCAATATACAAGAATCAACACGAATATTTAATTGCCACATATCACGGACAAGTGGATGGTGCAACTACGGATTTAGGATTTAAGTTGGCGTTTCCACCAATTACAATTGATTTATTTGACAATCATGACATAGTTTTGATGGGTGATATTCATAAAAAGCAAGACCTTCAAGCCTACGATTACAACACATTTAAACCAATCATTCATTATTGTGGTTCGATGATTCAACAGAAACATGACGAACCTTTAAAGGGTCACGGTTACTCATTTTGGAACCTTTCAAGACGTGATTATTCTCACGTTGAAATACAGAATGACTACGGATTTTTTAGTGTGTTAGTTAAAAATGGTGTCATTATGACCGACACTACTAACATCCCAAAGAAGGCCAGAATTCGTATTCAACATGATAATTGCACTCCATCGGAGATAAAATCCGCAGTCGTTCATGTCAAAGGATTGACCGAAGTTATTGAAGTCTCATATCAAAAATTAGACGTATCAAAATCTTTAACAAGAATACCATCTGCGTCAGGAAACATAGTTTTGGGTGACATTAATGACAAAGATTATCAGACAAAACTGATTACAGACTATCTAAAGACTAAATTAAGTGTGACCGACCAAACCATCATTGACGGTGTTATTAAGATAAATAACGACGTAAATAATGTGGTTAAGAAAGATGAATTTGCAAGAAACATTCGATGGGTTCCTATCAAATTTGAATGGGAAAATATGTTTTCTTACGGTGAAGGAAATGTAATTGACTTCACAAAAACGAAGGATTTGGTTGGGTTATTTGCGGCTAATACATCTGGAAAATCAAGCATTTTCTCGGCTCTGACCTTTTGTTTATTTGATAAATGTGAGCGTGCATCCGGTGCTAAAAGCATCATGAATGACCAAAAAACCACATTTAGTTGTAAGTTTGAGTTTGAATTGGACGGTAAAAGATACTTCATTAAACGTGATGCCAAGACAGATAAAAAGGGCAAAGCCAAGGTTGATGTCAAGTTCTGGAAGATTGAAAATGGTGAGGAAGTTGACTTGAATGGCGAACAAAGACGCAATACAAATGAAGTAATTAGAGAATATTTAGGGTCTTATGATGACTTTGTATTGACTTCTCTAAGCGTTCAAAATGGTAAAAATAATGCGTCAATTATTGACATGGGTGACACAGATAGAAAAGATTTGTTCGCTCAATTCATGGGTCTTACAGTGTTTGACAGACTCTATACGGAAGGAAATGAACATCTAAAAGAGTTGTTGGTGATGCTTAAAACCTATAGAAATGATGATTACACAAGCAAACTTGTGGAGTATCAGAATTTCTTAGAGCAGGCAGAACTCCTATATGAATCAGAACAAAACGTCTTATTAGAGATAGGTAAAAATCGTGATTTATTACAACAAACCGTGTTGGAAACAACTAAAAAACTCATTAAAATTGATGGGGATATTCCTTTGCTTGGGTATAGTCAGATGTCTTTGGATAAGGCCAAAGTCATATTAGACAATGCCAAAAAAGACATAGACAGTAGAGAAAAAGGAATTGTAATTGTGTCTGCACAAGTGACACAAATTGAAACTGAGATAACAGAATTGGAGTCAAAAAACGTTTCTGACCTATCTTCTCAATTAAGACTGTTTAAAGAAACCAAAAGAAACATTGAAGATAAACGTGAACAATTGAAGGCAAGTTATCTTCGAGACATGAAGATTTTTGACAGGGCGAGAGACATTGATTACAATCCTGATTGTGAATTCTGTGTAAAACACGCCGGTGCAATCGCACAAGATGCTAAGGAAGCCAAGGAAAGAATGGAACAAATTCAATCCGAAGCGACTGAAATAAAAACCAAACTCGACATAGTTGAAGCAAAAATTACTGAAATAGAATGGTCATACGAAGCAAATATTCGATTGACAGGACTGCTTTCTAAACGAAATACACTAAAAGACAACCGTATAAAACTTACGGACGATATAAATTCTATGCGACAAAATTTGTCTAAATTAGAAGATGACGTTAAGAAACATGAAAAGAATATTGAACTCTACAATAAGAATATAGAGTCAATGACATTCAACGAAAACATCAAAAAACAAATAGGAGAATTTGAAAAAGAGTTAGTTCAAGTTGAACATTCACACAAGACAAAGACGAAAACTTTGATGGATATTAACAGTAAAATGTCTGTATGTAAAAATCAAATAAATGATATCAACAACAAGATTTCAAAGATTAAACTTGTAGAAGAAGAACATAAATTGTATGAAATCTACTGTCAGGCAGTCAGTCGTGATGGTATTCCATTTGAAGTCATTACTGCGACTGTTCCTGAAATTCAGAATGAAGTTAATAGCATTTTGAGTCAAGTTAGTGAATTTACCGCTCTATTTGAGACGGATGGAAAGAACATAATTCCATATATAGTTTATGATGGGAGACAGTGGTTAATGAGTCTCACAAGCGGTTTTGAGAAGTTTGCCTTGTCTCTGGCTATACGTGTGGCGTTGATTAACATATCAAATCTACCAAGACCTAACTTCCTTATCATAGATGAAGGATTTGGTGTTCTCGACGCAGAGAATTTGGCACAAATGAGTTCATTATTTGCCTATTTAAAGAGTCATTTTGACTTCATTATGATAGTATCTCACCTTGAAGCATTGAGGGATGTGGTAGATAACCACATTGAAATAACTAAAGATAATGGGTTTTCCAAGGTCAATTTCGTATAATATGCCTATTTATTAGGCATGGCATTGAATCTATTGGACAGTTTTGGCGTCACCGGCGTCAGTTACGGCCTATACACCAAACAAGCAGACGTGATTGATACAGAGTATCTTTCACGTTACTTTGTTGTATCGGAATTTAACTCTACTTTAACCGCCGGTAAGAATCCTATTGCTATAAATGGTTCTCCATTTTTAGCCCAAGACAGTGAAATTTTTATAGAATGTCTTGATGCTCAAGGCGATAATTTATTCATAGAAATGGCAACTTATTCCGATGATTCTACAATCGGAAATACTTACAAAGAAGGGTCGGCAACAATAGTTTCTATTCACGTTTACGGAGATACGGCAGATGGTGTAGGTCGTCTAATCATTTACGGAACTCTTGTTGATGGTAGGTCTGTCAAATGGATTCAAAATGTAGTCATAAATAAGACTCTAAAAAATCACTCAAGAGTTCGATTTTATCAGACTCCAACACTTCAAGTAAACTCGGCCGATTTGCCTGTTTTAAGTTCTGATATTTCTCAAAATTTAGTTAGTAATCAAAATTTTACAGGAAAAGTTACAGGACTTGCCGTAACTCCTGTAAAAAATACTAATCAAGCAACGATAAATAAATCTAACGTTAACATTGATTATCGTCTTATTTTAACGAATCCGTTAGTAGTGAATTCTACACCGGCAATCAGTTCATTTAATTCACAAATGATTGGTTCGACGATTAATTTATACATTAATACCATACAATCTCCAACGTCACTAACAGAAATTCCAGTTTCAATTACATCATCTTACACCATTAAAAATGTATTAAATAATGGAACCGTTCAAGTTGACCGACCATTTTATTATTTGGATGGATTTGGAAATAATTCAATAACAAACATTATTGATGCGGATTTTTCTCTTGAATACTCATTTATCAATTATAATGATTCATCTGCTAGTTACCAAACTACTACTATCGGTGGTATAACTTACATTGTTAAACAATCATATGCCGACATATCATACAAAAACATTAGAACGTTTTCTGGTTATGTTGCTAGACATAAAATTTATAGAAAGAGTCTTCTATCCAATGCGGATTTTTCTGTAATTTCGGATGAACCTATTCAGCCAAATCAAGTTTTGATTGACGATTTAACTCAAAATAAATACTATGATTTGGTTGGTAAATTTTACAATCAACAACATATAAACCGATATTGGTTTACAAGTTCGAACAATATTACTCTGACACATACGCCAAGTTATGCTATTAATAGTATGTTGGTTTCCGCAACAACACCACCAACAGGCACAGATTATTTCATAGTAAAAAATGATTCGTCTCCAATAAATCGTAATGCAAACTACATTCCATTTGACATGGATGAATTTTTATCTGAATCCGGTTCTGCTTATGATTCTAATTTCATGGCATTCAAATCGAATGTTCAATATTCAATTGACATATCGGCAGTTGTTCAAAAAGTTCCAACGGAAATGGGAGCAAAACTATCATTTTACATTACAAGTTCATATCCTACGGCAACTCAAGAACACAATTACACCCCAAATTACGGTATTAAAATTGCTGAAATTATAGCAAATAAGAGTGGTTCAATTGTAGATTTTACAAATTCATATACATTTTATACTCCACAAAATGACATTTATGGAACTCTGGTTGTCGTTCCAACTTTGTGTAATGCTTACATAAAAGACATAGAAGTTGCCGTTTATGGTGATGATGGATTTTCTCCAGATATCTACAATACAAAAATTCCTTGGCCGATAAGTGTTGCAAATGAAACCTTTCAAATCAAAGCAGAACTGTTCGACATCAATAACAATTTGATTTATTCAGATTTGAATGTGTTTCAAAATTTTGACCCGTCTGGAAGTTCATTGGTTCCATACATTCCAGGCGGCGGTGGATATCAAGATTTATACGTGTCAGGAAGTTTGTATGTATCACAAAGCATCATAGTTCAAGCCGGAGACATATATCTTCCTAACATAGTCGCTAGACCAGGCAATCCAGCAATAAGTCAGAGTAGAATCGTTTCTGTTAGAGCAGACGGTGCATTAGTATTTGACCCAATTGTTGATATAGACGGTGATAGTGAATATTTATATCTCTCACTTGGAGACGGAAGTAATAGATTAGCCACAACAATTACCACAAGAAAATCTTTAGCCTCTGAATATGATTCTTTGGCCGGCAGAAAAATATACTGGGTGACAGGTTCAAAAGTAATAGAAATGAGTCCATAAATTCGTGTTATTATAAATAAAATGATGACATTCTGTGAACTATATAATACAAAGGATTAAATTATGGCCAGACGTAAATGGGATTTAAAAACAATTGAACAGGTGGTAGATGGGGAAAACCCATTTATACAGGTAGGTTATACGCCGGAATCAGCAACAAAAAAAGAAGGCGAGACGTGGAAAGATTCCAGAGGTAGGAAGTGGCAAAGAAAAAATGGTAGAAATGTCCAATTAAATTCTTGTGAGACACCAATTCTTGATGCCATCAATAGTGCATCAAAATGTTCAAAGTGTGGAACGAATGTTAGATTGTATGGGGATAGATTAGACCAGAAAGTTTTTCCAAAAACTCAAATGTGTTATGAATGTCTTGAAGCCGAAGAAATGTTATATCGCACGAATGGGAAATGGTCAGAATATCAACAGATGAAAGTTTTAAAAAACCATCGTGGAGCATTAAGAGATTTTAGAGAAAAAGTTTTGGAGGCAATTGATTTTTTAAGTAAAGAAACCGGAAAAATCAGAGAGACTATGCCTGATGGTAAAGAGTTGACGTTTTCAGGAAAATCAAATCCACAGTGGTTGGAAGATGCCAAAGAAGACTTAATAAAGGTTGATGCAGAGTTACAAAAAATTGATAAAGAGATAAAAGACTTTGAATTAACATTGACAGTTTAATATGGCCAATACACCAAATCTAAGAGACGTAATCCGTGAAGAAACAAAAAGATGCATGGAAGACCCAATCTATTTCATGCGTAAGTATGTAAAGATTCAACATCCAAATAAGGGAACCATCCCATTTAATTTGTTTCCATTCCAAGAAGATGCCATGCAACATTTTCATGATGACCGTTTTCTTTTGATTCTCAAATCTCGTCAGTTGGGTATTACAACATTAGTTGCCGCTTATTCTCTGTGGTTATCAATCTTCAATAGTGATAAGAGTATTTTGATTATTTCTATTAAACAAGAAGTTTCAAAGGAAATTGTAACCAAGGTTCGTTTTGCTAATGAACATCTTCCGTCGTGGTTAAAAGTAAAGGAAACTACAAATAACCATATGTCATTGAGATTTGAAAATGGTTCACAAGTTGCAGCCACATCATCATCAAGAGACGCAGGACGTTCAAAGGCATTGAGTCTTTTGATTATTGACGAAGCGGCATTTATTGATGAGGCAGAAGATATTTGGACTTCTTGCTTTAACACCTTGTCAACTGGTGGACGTGCCATTGTGCTTTCAACTCCAAATGGTGTTGGTAATTGGTTTCATAAAATGTGGGTTGGTGCTGAGAAAAAGAAAAACGATTTTAAGACTTTAAAATTGCCTTGGCAATTACATCCTGAACGTGACCAACGTTGGAGAGACGAACAAACAAAACAATTGGGAGTCAAAGGTGCAAATCAGGAGTGTGATTGTGACTTCTTATCATCAGGAACAAACGTAGTTGATTTGATGATTCTTAAAGAGTATGAAGAAAATCCTGAAATGATTCATGACCGTCTTGAAGCCGAACGTGGTGAAGAATGGTGGATTTTTAAACGACCGGAAGAAGGACACAACTATATTATCTCTGCTGACGTAGCCCGTGGTGATGGTTTGGATAATTCTGCGGCACACGTAATTGATTTGGATTCTCTGGAACAGGTTGCAGAATATTACGGACAACTATCTACAAAAGAATTTGGTAATGAGTTGGTTGCTATGGCAACAAAATATAACGATGCTCTTTTGATTATTGAATACACAGGCATAGGTGTCGCTGTATTACAACAAGTTATTGACCGAGAATACAAAAACACATTCTATAGTAGTTTGGATTTAAAGGTTGTCGATGTCCATCGTCAATTGACTAACAGACATAATGCAGAAGATAAGAAACTAAAACCTGGATTCTCAACAACCATAAGCACACGTCCTGTCATTATTTCAAAATTAGAAGCGTATTTCAGAGAACGTGCGGTTACAATTCATTCATCGAGACTTATCCAAGAACTCAAAACATTTGTATGGGAAAATGGCAAAGCACAAGCAGCCGAAAACTATAATGACGATTTGGTTATGGCCCTTGGAATAGGATTGTGGGTCAGAGATACTGCTTTACGACTTCGTTCAGACGGTATTCTTTTAAGTAAAACTCTGCTAGATAAGATACACGTTAATCAAAATAATGATAAAACACCAATCTACAGGGCTGGTATGCAGTCAACCGGTAGAGATTCGTGGCAAATGAAAACAGGCGGAAAGCCTGGAGATGTAACATCTTTAACATGGTTGTTACGATAAGTTTGACATATTTATATGTGCCCGAATACACACATACACATTAAAAATAAAGGATAATATATGCCAGCAAATAGCCCAATGAGACCAGAAACACAGATGGATGGAGACGAGATTGATATTAAACAAAAATCTCTGTTTGCCCGTCTAAAGAAATTGTTTTCTGCGGGTGTAGTAGTAAGAAACGTCGGTGGCAAGAAACTTAAAGTCAAGGATACCAGCGATTTAATGTATGCCACCGATAGAAACAGTCTTCGTGACCGTTTCAACCGAGTTCGTTCTACATCCTATAATGCTTACACAAGAGACTTTTCACTGGCCTATCAGGCTGCTCGTATTGATTTGTTCAGAGATTATGATACGATGGACATGGACCCGATTTTGGCTTCTGCTTTGGACATCTATGCTGATGAATCCACCACCGTAAATGAATTGGGTAAAATTTTGGTCGTTCAAGCCGAAGACGATAATATCAAAGGAATTCTTGAAAATTTGTTCTATGATATCTTAAATATTGAACATAACATCTGGTCTTGGACTAGAAATCTTTGTAAGTATGGTGATTTTTACATGAGACTTTATGTATCACCTGAATACGGTGTTTATCAAATTGAACCGATTTCCGCCTACAATGTTGAACGTCTTGAAAACACAGACCCACTTAATAAGAACTACGTCAAGTTCCAAATCCGCCCAACCGATACATCCCAAGTAGAAACCTTGGAATTTTTTGAGTGTGCTCACTTTAGATTACTTTCCGATTCAAATTTCCTTCCTTATGGTAAAGCCATGATTGAAGGCGCACGTCGTGTTTGGAAACAATTGTCATTGATGGAAGACGCTATGTTAATCCATCGTATCATGCGTGCTCCTGAAAAACGTATTTTCAAATTGGATGTTGGTAACATTCCACCACAAGACGTTGATAGTTTCATGGAAAAGGCAATTTCCAAGATGAAGAAGGTTCCTTATATTGACCCACAAACCGGTGATTATAACCTTCGTTTCAATCTTCAAAACATGGTGGAAGATTTCTATCTTCCTGTTCGTGGTAGTGATAGCGGAACATCCATTGAAACCTTGTCTGGTATGGAGTTTACAGGTATTGATGATATTCAATATCTCCGTAATAAATTGATGTCTGCATTGAAAATTCCAAAAGCATTTTTGGGATATGAAGAAGAACTTTCCGGTAAGGCCACATTAGCATCAGAAGATGTTCGTTTTGCTAGAACTATTGGGCGTATTCAAAGAGTAGTTGTTTCAGAATTGGAAAAGATTGCTATAGTCCATTTGTATTCACAAGGATATCGTGACGAATCATTGGTCAATTTTAAATTAGAATTGACAAATCCTTCCACTATTTTTGAAAAAGAAAAGATTGAAGTCTGGGGTAATAAGACAGAACTTGCTAAAAACATGATGGAAAACAAATTGTTTTCAAAGGCATGGATTTACAAAAATGTGTTTAACCTTTCTAAAGATGATTCAAATGAATTGCTTGACCAAATTGTTGAAGATTCCAAACAAATGTGGAGATTCAAATCAATTGAAGAAGAAGGCAATGACCCTGCCAAACCATTTCAAAAAATTAATCCAAACCAAGAAGGCGGCGGCGATGGTGGAGGACTTCCTGACTTGGGTGGTGGCGGAGGACTTCCTGACCTTGGTGGCCCGTCTGGAGGCGATTTGCCTGACTTAGGCGGTGGCCCAGGAGGCGGTTCATTACCTCCACTTCAAGAAGCCAAAATTAAAGGAAATGTAAACCATGCCAAGTGGCATCAAATGACTGACGCAGATAGAAGTGGAAGTCTTGATGAAGAACAAGGCGAACACGCTGATGATTATGAAAGACCATCACAAGAGGGCGAACATGATGCCCGTGCGCAACATCCATTTGGAGAAGACCCATTAGGAAACCTAGAAAATAATAGGAAACCTCACAAGGGACATGATTCATTAACGCCAAAATGGACAAAAAATTCACCGTTGAGTCTTGAAACTATGGAGAGAGGAAGTTTACTCCAAAGTCTCAGTTCTTATTTGAAATCTAAGTCAGAAAAAAAGGAATTAATCAAGGAGTCGGTAGAGGCGGGTGGAACGTCTTTATTAGACGAAAGGAACATAATTAGTGAATAATGAAATAATACATTTTCACGTATTATGGACATATTTATAAATTATAAGTGGAAGAGTTGAATATATGCTTAAAAAATTGCGCCATTCAAAGTTTAAAAACACCGGCATTTTGTTTGAACTGTTGACACGACAGATAACTGCGGACATTATTGCCGGACGAGAAGGCTCCGAAGCCAAGGATTTGCTCTTCAAGTATTTCAAAGAAAATACCGAATTGGGTAGGGAATGGCGTCTTTACAATTTTCTTTTATCGGAAAAGAAAAGAGACAATTCCGATGCTGATAGATTTTTGTCGGTCATTGTTGAACAACGTAAAAAACTTAGCAATGCAAAATTGGCTAAAGAGAAATACGAATTAATTAAAGAAATTAAAGAACTTTACCCCATTGACGATTTCCTGAAATCAAGTATTAAGGATTACAGAAGTTTGGCCTCTATATTCAAACTCTTCGAGGATGCATCTTCAAAAGACCTTAAATTTGATGTTCAGGAAATTTATCAGGCTAAAACCTGTATTATTGAAAACATCGTCAATAAACCAAAGAGGGCAGGAGAAGAAGAAGATATCCTAAGTTTCTACGCGCAACAGAACGAAGATATCCGTTTATTATCCTATCGTATTTTGGTTGAAGGAATGAACAAGAAATACAAAGACTTGGATGACAATCAAAAGAATGTTCTCCGTGAATACATCAACAATATTTCTAATACTAATTCCTTGGGGACATTTATTACATCACAAGTAGATAATGTCAAGTCACAATTGAATGGATTATCATCCAAAATTAAAGACAATGACGTAATTCAAATTAAGATTAATGAAGTAGTTCGTCAATTGGATAAAGTAAAACCACAGTCAAATAAAGTAGTAAAAGATAATCAAGTAATGGTCGTATTACTTTCATATGAACTGTTAAAAGAAATTAAAAATCAAGTCAATGAAAAAATCAAATCTTAAATCATTAATCACTCATATAGTCAAAGAGGCCCTTGTTAATAAACTTGGCGAAGGTCAACCTATTGGCGGAGTTAAAAATGACCACGATTTTGATGCCGGCAGACAGAATGTAATGAAGGCCGTAAACATTGCAGAAAATGAAAGACTGTGTAGTTGTGGGAGTGGACTTCCAAGTTACTGGCAAAATGATGGACAAGGAATTCCACTTTGTAGAGTTTGTCCTAAATGCAAGACGGAAAAATTAAAGAAATATCGTCCAGAAATTTTAAAACCATATAACCAATCCCAAGTTGACGAACCAATTGAACCGGAAGATGATAGATACGAAGAAGGCGTTCAAGAAAAAGTAGGATTTGATGGAAAATATGTAGATGACATGGAAAGTGGAGTTGCTGTTAAAAAACTTCATAATTTAGATGAAGTCACAGGAATGAATCAACAACGTGCCGTAGCCATGTTACAAGATTTTGCAAGACGATTGATTTATAGTTTAGGAATTAAAGATAAAAGTTCTTATGTAACTGCCGAAAAAGTAATCAAAGAATTTTTACCAACATTTTCAGAATATTTTCCTGATAATGTAAATGAAATGTCCGATTCTGGAGGCGCAGGAGCATATCAAACTCCTTTTGCCTTTTCAAAGAATAAACAAGGCAGTAGTCGAGCAATCGCTTCTGCTAAGAAATATGGAAAAGTAGTAAAAAGCATATCCGAAGAGAAGTAATATGAGCAGAATTAAACTAAGACAATTATTGAATTTGACTGAGCAGGCACCACAGCCTCCTATGGGCGACCCATTGGCTCCTGCGCCTGCTCCAGTTGCCCCACCACAAGGCATGAATGCCGGCGGTCCAGACCAACAAACTCCACCAGCAACACCTGATACTTCTCCTGAACCAGAAGACCCAGGAGAATATGATTTTACAAAAGATTTTAGAGCATTTGAAGACAAGAAGAACAAGGCAGAAGCAGATGCCAAGAAGGTTCTTTTGGATAAGATGAACGAAAGACTTTTGAACAAGACTATAGTTGCTAATGCTTCCCGTGGTTACGGTCAACCAAAGACCGACTATACCATTAAGGCTGTAAAGAAAGTCAGTGTAGAATTCTGGTATAAAGATTATGTCGTTATTGTTTCTGATGAAAACGACAAGAAATATTTCTTGACACCAGGAATTAATATCAAAATTGAGAGTGAAGGTTCAGAACCGGCACCAGGAGCAGAACAACCTCCTGTCCCAGGAAAAGAAGAACCACAAGCAGACCAAGCAACTGCAGCAAATGAACCAGGAGGACAAGAAACTCCAAATGGAACTCCGCCTCCAACCGAACAACCAGAAGGAGAACCACAAGGCGTAACTCCACAGGCCCCAGATGCAAATCCAACGCCTGCTCCGGCTGCCCCAAAATCTGCAACTCCAAGTCCTACGGAACCACAACCAGAAGTTCCACAAACTGCACCAATTCCACCAAAGAAAAAGAAAAAAGTGGCTCCTGTTGCAGAATGGGTTCAAAATGATTTGAATAGTTTTCTTTTAGAATTTATGTCCGATGATGTAAAATCACAAAATGGAAAGGTTAATTTTGTTAGTTACATACAAGACGCATCTAAGATGTTGGCCGAAGGCGTAAATGCTACCAAGGTTAAAGTTAAGTTGTTAATCCCTGAAAGTCACATGGTAAATGTTGATAACAGAGACATCAAATTAGCCGCCTTAGACGCCATGAGACAGAGAACGTATGGCGGTCAATATTCAAAAGGTTCCATTGAAATAAACAAAACAGGTAGATATTATCTCTTGGAATACGTAAAAGAGATTGGATGGAGCATTTAATATGAGCAATAAACAATTATTAGTAGATTGTATAACATTTGAATTCGTCAAGGATAATCTCTTTGAAGAAGCCGTTAAAGATTTGAACAGACGTTTGATTGTCAAAGGCATTCTTCAACGTGCAAAAGTAAAAAACCAAAATGGTAGAGTATATCCAAAAGATACCCTCTTTCGTGAATCCAAAAAATACGAAGAAAATTTTATCAAAGAACGTAGAGCATTGGGAGAATTAGACCATCCAGAATCATCTGTGGTCAATCTTCAAAACGTTTCTCATAACGTGATTGAAATGCATTGGGAAGGTGATGATTTGATTGGAACTGTAGAAGTTCTACCAACTCCTAACGGAAACATCTTAAAGGAATTATTCAAAGCAAATATTAGACTTGGTATTTCTAGCCGTGGACTTGGAACCGTCAATAAGAGTATGAACGAAGAAGCGGACATTGTTCAAGATGATTTTGAATTAATTGCCTTCGACTTCGTATCAAACCCAAGCACAAGAGGAGCATTCATGTTTCCATCAGGAAATCTCCAAGAAGGTGTAAATAAAAACGTCGTCCAAAACCCTGTATCTCATAAGTGGGAAAGAGTTGAAGATATTGTAAGAGATATTCTAACCGAAATCGGTTAATACAATTCAAATGAAAAAGTCACAGTTAAAGTTATTTTTAAAGAAAATTGTCACAGAAGCAAAACTTCTTGAGAACATTCAAGACCCATCTAAAGATGAAATGTTTAACTACCTTCGTCAAATGTATGGGAACGAAGAAGGTTTTAGAGACGACGCCGAAGTAGCAATTTATTGGTTTGCCAATTTTTATCATGGTGGACAATCAAGTAATCTTTATTCTGTATTAAGCACTTCACGTTTTAGTCCTGGCCCGATTGCTAAAGGCCCTGAACCACATTCGTCAGAAGAAATGATGTATGAAGATTTGGTTTTAAAATTTGCTCCTGGAACCGAAGAAGCAAATAAAATTCAACATAAACATAATTCTCTTAATGAGGCCGTCGATTCAAAGACTCAAGAAAAAATCGAAAAGTGGATACGAGAACTTGGAACAAGAAAGACGGCTTATAAAATTGTTGGTATAATGGTTCGTAAAAGAACCGGAATAGATATCGAAGATATGGCAGACACGGCAACTCTTGCTAGTGGAGTTGATTCTGTAGAACAAGTTTTGGTTAAAGGTGATTTTGAACAGGCTTTAAGAGCCGCTTTTGAAGCAGCAAAAGAATTCTTCGATGAAGAAGCCGGAGAAGGATTATTTGAAGGTGAAGAAGGCGATGCAGTAAATGATATGTGGGCTGGTTCGGATGATGAAATGAGTCAATACAAGCAACCAAGAAATCCACAATCAAAACAAAAATCCAAAAAGTTTTTTAGTAAAAAACCAAAAGCCAAAACCGTTCAAGATTTTGATTGGGCATCAATAAAGCAAAACATTGATAAAGGAACTCTAAAAGAAAACGATGGAACTCCGAGTTTGATTGATGGGCAATCAAATGCTGTTGCCGCTGGACGAGTGAATAAAGTTTTGGGAGAACTATCAAAAGGAATATTTTCAGATGATAGTTGGCAAGCCATTAATAAAATTTTTGAAAAATTAAACCAATTAGGATTGGAAGTTAACATTTTAAGTGCTAAATATGGAGGTCAACAAGACACTTCAAATAATATGCCTAAGTATAAAGAATGGCAAATTTCAATTCCATTTACAAATAAAGCCGGAAAACCAATGGAATTAGTTGGTCAAATTACAGCACATGGAGCCGGTTCCGTTCAACAACCACTAGACCGTTATGATATCACGGCCTATGTATCAGCAATACCTAAAAGGGCATAAATGAAAAAACTATTTGAAAATATTGGAGGCAATCAATTCAAATTGATTAAAGAATCTGATTGGAGAACTACACAAGAACATAATGGTAATATAAATGTGGGTCGTAGAATGTTACGAGCACAGTCACAGTATATTACTGCTGCTGCCGAATCACCAAATGCCGATGAAGAAGTTAAAACCATTGCCGCAAATGCCTTAAAAGACATTAAGACGATGGACGAAATCATAGCCAAGGGATATCTTAGTAGTGGATATCAATATGATGACAATGACCCCCGTAATCAAATGGATATCCACGGTGATAGAATGCAAGACCCTAGCACCGAAAGAGCCAGAACAGGGTCAACCAAAGAAGATGAAATTGAAGCAGAAATTAGACACGCAATAACACGAAGACATTTGGATGACCATATGCAAAGTTATAGTGAATTCTTCTCAAGAGAATTGGCAAATAGATTGTGGCCTAATCCGGGCGATGAACATCATGATGAATCTTTGAGTGACTATTTGAGTGAAGTCGCATATCATGAACAAGATACTCAAGGCGACGACGACCACGGTTGGTAATAATATAAAATCTTGAAAATCGTTCATAAGTGTGGTATTGTTACCCCTTATGAACGATTTTTTATTGTCTTACGATACAGTTACACTCTCTCCACGTCATTCATCTTTATCCAGTAGAAGTAAAGCAGACCCGTCAGTTAATTTGTGCGGTTGGAAATTTAAATTGCCGATTGTTCCTGCAAACATGGAAGATATTATCGGCGTCAGTAATGCAAAATGGTTATCTGAAAATGGGTTCTTTTATATCTATCATAGATTTGGTAAAGAAAATGAACAACATCCACAATTAACGCCATATTCATTTGTAGAATTAGCAAATAGAACCGATGAAAATTGGAAACTGATAAGCATATCAACAGGCGTGGGTGAGGATTCTTTATCAGAATTAAAACATATGAAAGCCAGAGACTTTCGTATAGATTTTATAACAATTGATGTTGCTCATGCCGACCACGATAATGTAGAACCCATTATCAATTTCATACGACAAAATTTTCCACAAACCAAACTCATAGTTGGAAATGTTGCTACCGCAACCGGAGTTCAATATCTTACAAAATTAGGAGTTGATGCAATAAAAGTAGGCATAGGAGGCGGTTCTATATGCACAACTCGTTATATGACGGGATTTCACGTTCCCACCTTACAGACATTGAGTGATATTATAGAATGGAAAACCCATTCCAGAGACATTTTAGGACACCCAATAACCGTCCCACCCATTATTGCCGATGGTGGAGCCAAACACTATGGCGACATTGCCAAAGCGTTAACGTTCGAAGCCACGATGGTTATGAGTGGCGGATGGTTCGCATCTTGTATTGATTCTCCTGCCAAAATAGTTAACGGCATGAAAGTTTATCGTGGTTCAACTTCTTATGAAATGAAAGGACACAAGAAAAATGTGGAAGGCCGTGTAGTTGAATTGGTTGAGGGCACAACATATGAACAAAGACTTGCGGAAATAAAGGATTCCCTACAGTCTTCTATATCATATGCAGGCGGAAATGACTTAACCGCCTTCAATTCAGTGAGTTGGGGTAGAATTCTACCTTTTCATTGACATTAAAAGGATAATGTAGTATAGTCATAGTGTAACAAAAATTATAAAAAAACATGAAAATTGAACTTGAAAAAATTGAAACGGCAATGAGTGAAAATGGTATTGATGAAGCAATCATTGCTGCGGTCATTACCCAACTTAAATCTGAAATTGCTGAGGAAGAGATTCAACCAGAAGTTGAAGATGAAACTCCTACCAATGAAGATTTGACTGACAATTCCGAAGATTTGCCAAAGGTCAAGTATGAATATGTGATTGTTCTTGATGATAAGAATGGATACTTGAAAGACAAGGAAATTGCCGGTTGGGTCGTTCAACAAGAAGAAAATGCCGACGCTGGTTTAATTGTTTCAAGAATCTCCGATGCCGTTAAAGACCAAAATGCCGGAGCCAAGAGAAAGAAACATTCAATGACAAACTTGACTGAAGCATTCGAGTCATTGAAGTCTAAGTTTTTGAGTAAGAAGAAAATCAAAATCAAGACCAAGGATTTGACGAGAGTTATTATTTCCGACGGTAAATTGCATTAATATGAACGATGCCAAATCATCATATCTATATTCTAAATTACTTGAAGATTACAAGTATGTTCAAATGAGATATTGGATGTTTAGAATGTTAATCTGGAATCGTGGATTGAGAGATTGATATGAAAAAGACGGATAAACTTCGTAAAGAAGCCGAGTTAACCTTATCTAAGATAAGAAGTATTACTCGACATATAAGAAATGTCGAAGATAATTGTCTTATCTTAGGTGAGAAGTTAATTCTACAAGGAAGAATTGACCTTGGAAAACAACTCATTGCGAATGGATTCATTCACGACGCCAGTAAATTTACAGGCATTGAGTTTGAATATCTGTCTCTATACAACCCAACAGAAGAAAATAATAAGTTGAAGATGAAGTTGGCAATCCAACAACACAATACTACCAACCTCCACCACGCAGAAGCATGGTCTGGCGGCATCAAAGATATGCCAGATGTCTATCTAGCCGAACTTGTATGTGATATCAAAGCCAGAAGTGAAGAATTCGGCACATCTTTGATGGATTACATCAATGGAACCGGAATTAAACGTTGGGGTATAACGGAAGATGATGATGTTTACAAAAGAATACTAGGATTTATAAATCTCCTTTGTGAGAAGCCATTTGAACAAATTAAATAATTATGAATAATTTCATCTTCGAAAAGAAGAAACTACTTAACCATCTTAACAACATAGAACTTGTAAAACTTCTAAAGAAAGCAAATTGTTTTATTGCCGGTGGTGCTGTGACATCATTGTTTTCTGGAAAAGATATCAACGATATTGATGTCTATTTTAAAGATTATGATTCTTTAAATTTGGTGTTACGAAATTTATTTGGAACTAATGACATGGAAGAATCTGAGTTCTTCGATTTATCTTCCTTTAGTTTGATTTATACCAACCACACAAAGAAAAGTATCCTATTTACAAAAGATGGATTGAATCTACAATTGATTTATTTCAAATTCTTCAATGAAGCAAAGGATATTTTTGATACTTTCGATTTTACTATAAATATGGGCGCATATGATTGTGCCAAGGAAGATTTTGTATTCCACGACGACTTCATTAAAGATGTCGCTCAAAGACGTTTAGTAGTTAATCCAAATACCTCATTCCCAATTATTTCTTTATTGAGAATTGACAAATATAGACAAAGAGGATATCAGATATCTCGAAAAGATTTTGTGAATCTGTGTCTTGCCACAAACCGTCTCACTATAGACAATTGGGAACATTTAGCAGATGCCATCGGTGGTATGTATGGTTACTCTTACACGGATTTATTTGATACGACCAAGGAATTTTCGATTGACGAAGCAATCAATCAATTATTGAAATTAGAAGTTGATTTGGAAAGTAGAGCAACAATTTCTGAATACAGAGATTATTACAGTTTAATTGATAGTGTTAATATCAATCTAAAAATTCAACCAAAACCAGAAGACGGGACTTTCTACAAGAAAGTTTGGAAGACGGAGTTGCCAGATGTCTTCACAAGTTACTATTATAAAACATTCAAGTATAAGTTAGGGGAAACTGTGAATGGTGGACAAATGGGTATATGGGCTTACAAATCTATCAGAGCAGCAAAACTCCACAGAACTTCTTCATTTGCAGATGATGGTAAATGTGCAATTATTGCCGTTAAGTTAACAACCGACAACACCATTTCCAAAGATTCAAACAATGCTTATAGATTGTTTGGTAATATTCAAGTCGTAGAAGAAATTAAATCGTAACGCTTGACAATTATAAAATAGGTGATAAACTCTTGAGATTATGAAATGGTTAGTTCCAAATACAATCTATGTAACTTTACACGGTTCACAGGCTTACGGTTTAAACAACGAACTGTCTGACGTGGACGTGAAGGGTATCGTTATCCCTCCAAGGGATGTCGAGAACAACCTTTTTCACAAGTTTGAACAGGCGATTGACAACAAGGAACTTGAGGCGTCTTTGGAGCATCTAAAGAACCCCAAGAATCCAAAGTTTGAATCCTCTCTTTATTCTTTGAAGAAGTTTATGGTCTTGGCTGCTAATGTCAATCCAAACATCATCGAAGTGTTGTGGACAGACCCGGCAGACCATTTCGTGTTCAAACATCCAATGGAAGTCTTGATGGAAAACAGACATTTATTCTTGTCTTCCAAGGCGAAGTTCACATTCTCTGGCTATGCTTTTGCACAGGCGGCGAAGATTGAACGTCACCGTAAGTGGATTGTTCGTGGAGAACTTGAAAAGCCTGACAGAGCCAAGTTTGGTCTGCCAGAGGAACGTGCTCCACAGATGAACGATATCTTTGGTTTAATCAAGTCCGAAGTCGAACGTTGGAATCTTTCACAGTTTCCATTGAACGAGGAAGAACGTGACGAACTCAAGTCAACAATGTGGGAACTCATTTACAATGTTTCACAGGTGGACGTTAATGAAGGTAATTGGCCGAAGGTTTACGAGGCCGGCGTCATCGAACGTCTTGCCAAGGAATATAACTTGAAGGAAGAAGTTGTTGATGTCTTACAGCGAGAAAGATTGTATAAGAAGGAATTAGAATCCTATCAGTCTTGGGTAAACTGGAAGAAGAATCGTAATCCTGCCAGACACGCTCTTGAAGTGAAGTCTGGTTACGACACAAAGCATGGTTCACACCTTGTTAGGTTAATGAGGATGGGTCTTGAAATCTTAACAGAAGGAAAGGTCTATGTGAAGCGTCCTGACCGTGAGGAAATTCTTGCCATTAAGAATGGTGAATGGTCTTACGAACAGGTTATCCAATTCGCCAAGGATATGCAAGTGAAGTTGGATGAAGCCTACAAGACAACAAAATTGCCTAAGGCAGTTAATTACGAAAAGGTAAATGAACTTTACCACAATATCTACGAAGGATACCACTCTGTATAAGGGTGGTATTCCCTTTTATATGAAGAAACTAAAAAGAACCAAAAATAAAAAACTTATCCAATTACGATTGGAATGTTTCGATGTGATAATGAGAGAGATACGAAAATCGGTAGAAGATGGATATCCAATTCCTGATGTTAGTATCAGTATCAAAGTTCAACCACACTGATATGTCAGACCTAA